TTGTCTTCTGTAGTTTGAGGTTTGGTTTCTTCTATTACTGGTTCTTCATTTATAATTTCTGTTTTACTCATGCTCTCACCACTCCTGTAGGATCACTAACAACTGCTTCGACAGTATCGTCATTTATTAACCGAAACTCTTGTCCATACATTTTCATGCGAGTGCCTGAATAAGCTCTGAATACAACCCAGTCTCCTTTTTTACACCAAGGGCCATTTGGGAATCTATTACTATCTTGATAACACTCTGTACCTAGTTTCAAAACATAACCGCAAATATTACTGACTTCTTCATCTTTAAGAGTTGAAGTTGCTTTAATAATGCCACCTTCAGTTTTTGTATCTGTTTTAGGCATAGCTATTAAAATCTTCCAGCCTTTAGGTTCAGGCAGTTGACTTTTAGCTTCATTGGTTAATTCAGGTACTTTAATATTATCAGACTTACGCTTAGTAGTAATTTTTGTATTCATATATATTTGCACGACTTTAGGAGTCGAGTTCCTATTTTTCCAAGTTCCTTTGAACAAAATCCAAAAGTTCTCGTTCTGCGAGGGCTAATCCCTCTATAATGCCAGCCATTTTTTGATACTCAGAGAAGTCTTTACAAGCCCCTGTACTCATATGGTCAGCGTGATCGTTCATCAAAGTCCGAAGTTTTATTTTCATATGTTCGGATAACGATAGTTCTTTGCTAGCAATGTTCATACATATTACTTTATGATTGCATTATTATTTCTTTTAACTATCTTCAAGTAAATCTTTAGCTAAGTCAACTCCTTTTAAGAAGTCATCTGTCGCTTTTTGATTATTTAGCTGATCTGCTTTTAATAATTCACTAGCAGCTTTAGAACCTATTTGCGCTCCAGCTATTTGTGTTTGAGATTTAATTCTTTCTCTTTCTATAGCATCTCTGTTAGCAGCTTTAGCAGCATCAAGTTGTAAACGCTTCTCACCTTCTTCTGCTCTACGCAATGCTTCTTGTTCTTTAATAGCTACTTCTTTTTCTTTAGCTTGTATTAGTGGGTCTTTTTGCATTTCTTGTACACGAAGTTTCTCTGCTCTTTGTTGAGAAGTACCTAGCACTCTTTGCGCTGCTTCTGCGACTAAGCTAGAAATTCGTTTTTCAATATCAGCAGGAAGTGGTTCACCCATAGGCGGTAACTCAACACCAAGTTCTTTTTCAATATCTTCTCTGTATTTCATTGTTAGATGATCATTCACATAAGCAGAAGCTGCTGCAAGGATACCTGCTGCGTTTGGACTCTTTTCTACTGTTTCCATTATTTCTTGGTTTTGCTGTACTGAAGCAATCACCTCGATGTGAGCATCGTGATCTTGATTAATGAATGCTTTGACAGGTTTGCCATTAATAAGATTTTGAACGGCTGTAACTGGATCAACAGCTTTAATGTCATCTTTATCAGGAACAATATTATCTACATCATTAATGCCTAACACTCCAAGCATTTGTCTATGTAGCTCTGGCAAGTCATACATATTTGGTGCTGTTTGAGATAACTGCATAGCAGCTTGATACTGCATAATTCTTTGGGCCATTGTAGCTGCGTTAGGATCAGATACAGGTAGCACATCTATTCTTTTATCAAAGTCTTCTGCTTTAATAAATTCTTCTTCGTCTGTTTCATAAGGATAAGCTGGCTCTGTAAAGTCTCTAACAATGCCAACTAAAATATCAAATTCTTTTTTCATTGCTGCATGAAGTCTAGCTTGTACGGCACTCATTACTTTTTGGTTTCTTTCCATTAAAGCAAGGGTTGTACCTACAGGTGCTTGGTTATTCATGTCAGATATTTTCATATCCGAAATGCTTGCAAAGCGTCTGCCTTCTTCTACAATGTTTTGTAATAACTGATACAGAGTTGCAGATGGTTCTTTGTAAGGCAAGAAGGCTATATTATCTCTAATAGCTCCACCTGGTACATCAACATCTCTAAATTCACCAGGCATAATAGGTGTATCATCACCTTTAATTCTAAGTCCTCTGGCTTTTAATCCACCAGGTAAGTTAGATAAAGTGCCTGCATCTACAAGTTGTCTAAGAATTGATGTTGCTGATTTAGCTAATCCACCTACCATATGTATTAAACCAAACCCATAAAACCCTAGACCTGGTAAGTATTGATAGTGAACGAAGTGCATCCTTCTTATTTTTTTAGGATCATCTTCAAAGTAGTTTCTGCGAATGCTAAGAATAATGCCACTAGGAAAATCTACTGTAACAACATAAGGTATTGCTACACCAGTTTCTTCTCCGCTTTCATTTGTTTCTTCATATCCTTTTAAATCTAAGTCAACTTGCATTTCTAAAATAGTATGATTGTTGTCGTAGTTAAAAGTAGATGACTCGCCAGTTATTTCATCATATTTCTTATCAATGTCAGAATAACTTCTTGAGCTGTCAGGTAAATCTATATCTTTGTAGAACCCATTGACTTGCATTTTTCTAACAGCGTTAGAAGACTTACGCATGACATGGGTAGCTCTTTCACAAGTTTCTAAGTCACTTGCCCCATAATTAATCACAACATCTTCTGCTGGTATAAATATAGAGCTAGGCCTATCTAAACTTGGATCAAAATATACTTTACGAAATGCAGAACCTGCTAATGGTAAAGAAAACAACATTTTTTCAGTTTCTGTACGATACTCAGACATTTCGTGAGTTAGAAGATAATTCAAATAATCTTCTACTCTTTGTGCTTGTTTTTGTTTATCTTCAGTAATCTTACCTACAATCTTTGTTCTGACAGGACCTTGTGCTGGAAACATTTCAGTAATAGATTGAGATTGAAAACGTATGACTGCTTCACTAAGCATTGGATGAAATACACCACAAGCCCCAGACCAAGGTGTAGTTCTTTCTTCCATCTTTAATCCAAGCTGATCTAACCCCTTTGTGTAGGTTTCTTCCCAATCAGATCGTGATTCTTTGTCATTTTTATATGAGCTAATCAATTCATTACCCAAGTCACTTAGGTCTGAATCATCCATAAAGTCAGCTAGGTTTGAGTCAAAATCTTCATCACCTGCTTCTTTAGAATTAGGATCAAAATCAATAATCATCCCACCATCTTCTGTTTCTATTGAAACTGATTCTGGGTTTTCGATAGCAATGCTTATTGCTTCTGGAGATTCTTGCTCTACTGTTCCTTCAATCGGAGTAGCTGGTTGTCTTTCGATTGCCATGTAAAATCCTAATAGTAATTTGCAGTTCGGTTATGTTCTAAAGGTTCATCTTCTTCATCTGAGTGCAATGGAATAAAACCACCTTGTCTAAATCTTAACAGAGCTTGCGTGGTGCTATCAACTAAATCATCGTGTTCCATATTAGGAAAACCAGCAAATTGCTCTATAACTTCTTCTGCCCATCTAGTTGAAGGAGCATACACAACACCTGACGAAAATAGGTCTGATACTGCATTTACCCTCGAAATTTTGTCATTACCACGACTCGGTGTATATTCTTGTACTAATATACCTATTGCTCTTAATTCAAAGATTAGAGGCATACCAGCAGCTTTTGCTTCAATGATACAAGCATCAGGACTGTATGCTTTATATTTTTCTAATGCCATCTTTTTAAGATCAGGAAACTCTAATCGTTCTTGATAGGCATCTAGCAGTATAACATTAGGAGCTACTTGTCCTTCATCATTTTCTTGATAAAAAACACCCCAAGTTGTGCAAGCAGAATAATCAGCTCTTTGATTTTTTAAAAAAGCGGTATCCCAAGATTGAATAATAAACTCACAATCAGGTGGCTCTCTATCTTCCCATGTTCTCCACCAATCTCTTTTGACTATTGCGCCTTCTTCGGAGGTAGGGTCTTGCTGGTATTGTGCCATCCATTTACTGTTAGGCAACTCAGCTTTTAGTGAAAGTAATTCTTCTAGCCTCCAAAATTCTTCCCATAAAGGATTACCAGAAGGCATAATGGCTGGAAGTTCTATGACTTCCCACTGATCTGCACCACCACGTTTAATACTTGCGTCTATTACTTGACCTGTTAGGTCTTTATTGTGCCATCGAGTCATTACAACAACGATAGAACCATTTGGCTGCAAACGCTGTCTAGGGCCAGATGTGTACCATTCATAGGTACGATTGAATACGTTGATGTCTGAACTAGCCCCTTCTTGTTCTGAATGAGGGTCATCGATGATAAGAAGATCAGCACCTTTACCTGTTACCGCACCACCTACACCAATCGCAAAGTAATCACCACCTTTGGAAGTGTTCCAACGACCAGCAGCTTTACTGTCTGATTGTAGGCTAA